GACGACGAGATCCTGATGTGCAAGAAGATCATCCTGTGCGATGACGAGTTCGGGGGCAAATCCAAGCAAGAGGCCAAGAAACTGAAGGAACTGTCCTCCAAGCAGACCTTCAGCATCCGCAAGCCCTACGGACGGGTCCACGAAGATTTGAACCGTTATGCGGTTCTTTGCGGTACATCCAACGACGAGGAAGTCATCAACGACCCGACGGGGAACCGACGGATCCTGCCCGTGGTGGCCGCAAGCATTGACTGGGATGCCTACGATGCCATTGACAAGACCGATCTATTCATTGAGTGCTACCATGCCATCCAAACCCACGGAAGCGATGCCTGGCAACTATCAAGAGCCGAGATCGCAATCCTCAACGATCGGACCCAACTAGAATGTCCAACCCGCCGTGGAAAAAGAACTCCTGCTCAAATTGTTTACCATCCCCGATCGGAGCGACGACCCCGAAGGCAAGTGGCTGACCAACTCCGAGATCAAGGATGTCATTGAAACCTGCACCCGCCAGCATGTGTCCGCACACAAACTTGGAGCCATCCTAAAGTCCCTTGGGTGTCAAAAAGTATGCCGAAGGGAGCGAAATTTCCTCGGATGCTATTTTTGTAGTCAGAAAATTACGAAAGAAGTGACTACGCCCAAACGCCTACTAATCAAGGCATTCCGTTTTAAGTAGTCAGTGTAGTCAGTTTTGACCCCTANTTTTACATTGGCAATATATACGAGCGTGTGCGTGTGTGCATGCGTGATGTATATCTACTCATAAGAAAAAAGTAACTACAAGTGACTACACTGACTACAACCGCCTCCACGCTATCAGGAAGGCCGTTTTTTGTAGTCACTTCTCAAAAACCAAAGTGACTACAAGTGACTACGCTCCGACCCTACCAAAACCAAGCCATTGACCAAATGCGGACAAGTATCGCAGAGGGCAAGAGGCACATCATCCTGTGCGCTCCAACGGGAAGCGGCAAGACCGTCATGTTCACCTTCATGGTGGCATCGGCCCTCCAGCGAGGGAAACGGTGCATCATCTTCACCGATCGGGTTGAACTGCTGAAGCAATCCAACGGTGCGCTGGATCAGTTCGGGATCGTGCCGACGCTCATTGAAGCGGGCAAGCCCCGACTGGATGTTTCGGGAAACTGTTTCATAGCCATGGCCCAAACCTACGCCCGACGCAAGAACAAGGCCGACTATGCCGACCTCATGGCGGGAATGGACCTGGTGATCATTGACGAAGCCCACAAGCAGACCTTCAACCCGCTACTTGCAAGCATCCCCGCTAAGGCCGTGGTCATCGGAGCCACCGCAACCCCGCTGCGTCGTGGGAACCAGGAGTGCCTCTCAAAGTTCTACCAAGCACTCCACAACCCTGTGCAGGTCGGGGAACTGATACGCCAAGGGTTCCTTGCCAGTCCCGTCACCTACGGGACAAACTTGGACTTGTCGGGAATTGGGATGCGGGGTGATGACTACGACACACAGCAGATGGCAACGGTCTATTCCAAGCGGAGGGTGTTTGACGGCGTTGTCAAAAACTACGGGAGGCATTGCAGGGGCAAGAAGGCGATCCTGTTTGCCAGCAATATTGCATCCAGTATGGAAGTATGTGCCGCTTTGCAGATTGCAGGCCACAACGCCAGGCATGTCGATGGGACCATGGGCAAGCAGGAGCGGGCCGATGTATTGGAATGGTTCAAACACACGCCCGATGCCATCCTTTGCAACTGCGACCTTATGACCACGGGATTTGACGAGCCAACCATCGAGGTAGTTATCCTATATCGGGCAACCGCAAGCCTGCCACTATTCATGCAGATGGTGGGCCGTGGTTCCAGGGTAACGCCAACCAAGCGGGAGTTCACGATCCTTTGACTTCGGCAACAATGTAAACCACCACGGGTTTTGGGAAGCGAATCGTGACTGGTCATTGAAGAAGAAACGCAAGAAGAAATCCGATGGCGTTGGCGGGGCAAAGAACTGCAAGGGATGCGAGGCGATTATCCCCGTCGGGGCGATGAAGTGCAAGCATTGTGGCTACGAGTACCAGCGCAAGGCGCAAGAGCAGGGCGAAATGGTGGACCTGCACCTGATGACCAAGGCGCAGGGCATGCAGTTGGCCACGACCAGCAGCATGTACCAAAAGGCACAACTGGCCAAGGCCAAAGTAATTTCACCGTTCTGGGTCCTGCACAACCAATGCAAGACCAAAGCCGAAGCCTTGGAGTTCATCCGTTTCATGGGATGGAAGCCAGGCTGGGCCTTTCACAATAAAGACCGTTTTCCAATCCTAAAATAATCCCATGCAAGAGTTCAAGATTCAAGCCGAGTGTTTCCAATGGCACTGGAATAACTTCCCCGACCAGCGTGGCCGCCTGTTTACAGTAAACAACAACGCACCGTCTGCCTATGCCGGCAGTGTGATGAAGGCCATGGGCGTGGTTGCGGGGGTCAGCGATATGATATACCTGTCCGCCGCTGGGGCCGTGTTCTTGGAGTTCAAAGACCCCAAGGGCAAGCAATCCCTCTCGCAGAAGTGGTGGCAGGGGGTCGTGGAGGCAGTTGGCTACAAATATGTAGTCATCCGAAGCGTGGAGGACTTTCAACGGGTGTTGGCTGAATGTGGGTAGGTTGTGTATATCTTTGACCCATGCACCGATTACTGCTCCTATTCCTGCTGACTGCCTGCACTAACGACCGCCCTTGGACGGTTATTGAGGTACGGCCCAAGGGGGATGCCTGCGAGTATGTGCTATCTCGGTCCAACGGATTCGGGCCGCAGTTAAAAAACATAACCGATTCTTGCGGTAAATATCAATTATTCCAAACCATAAACCCATGAAAACCCTCAAAGATTACCTCAAATCCCTTGATGCCTGCGAGCCTGCCATTGATTGGGCAGGCGACAAGCCCGTTGAACAAGTTGTAGCCGAGTGCCATCGTGGCGATTGGTTGCTGTGGCTTGCGCAAAAATGCGGCGTTGAACTGCAACCGCTGACCCTTGTCAAGGGGCATTGCGCCAACACCGTGAGGCACTTGATGACCGATGAAAGTAGTTTGAAAGCCGTGGACGTTGCTATAGCGTTTGGTGAAGGCAGGGCTACGAGAGAGGAATTGGATGCCGCCGCCCGTGCCGCCGCCTCTGCCGCCTCCTCTGCCGCCGCTTATGCCGCCGATGCCGCCTTTGTCGCCTCTGCCGCCTCTGCCGCCGCCTCTGCCGCCGCCTATGCCGCCGCCGCCTATTCCGCCTATTCCGCCAACCAACAGGCAACTGCTGACATCTGCCGAAAGTACATTGGTGATTTGATTATCGAAAAAGTAAACCAAACCCTAAACCCATGAAACCAACCCCCACCGATTTNCGCCGCTGGCANATTCACATCCGNAAGGAGTGCGTGTCTTGCAGCAAGCCCGACCGCTCCGAAACCATTTCTCCGTGGAAGGTGAACTGGACCCTGCTCGGTAGAATCCTTCAAGCCAAAAACGCCTGACCATGAACGCAATAGATAAATTTTACGAACTTGCTGAAGCGATAGGTTTGAACATAAACTACCTGATGGGATATTCGGTGGCCGATAAATTTGTGGAGTCGTTTACACAGCATATAAAGTCAAGCCTATGGATAAGACCCCAAGACCAAATGCCCGAACAAGGCAAACCTGTGCTAATTACCGATGTGGAAGGACTGCAAGTCGTCGCTTGGTATGTTGCAGACCGTAAGATGTGGTACTCCGAGAACCACTCTTGGTTTACCAGCGAAGTCCTTTATTGGATGCCCATCCCCGAAATTCTTTAAGCCATGACCCCAGCCCTCATCCACCACCTCATTGACACCACGGCGGCCATATTCGGAATCACCCCCGACCAAGTGCGGTCCGCAAGCAGGGAACGGCCCTGCGTCATCGCCCGCAATATCGTCGCCGACATCGCATACAACGAGTACCTGTTCACCTTTGCAGCCATCGGCAAGGAACTGAACCGCCACTATAGCACAATTATTATAAACTTGGAATCCTTCCGCAACGACTGCAAGGCCAAGCCGCAACTCCGCTACCTACGCAGGCAAGTTTTCAACAATACCCAAGAGTATTTGCAGACCGCCGAGGGGGCTTATATTACTGATACTCTGCAACTTCCACCCACCGAATAGCCCGAAACCGCTATCACGCCCAAGGGGTCGGCCTAACCGCTGACCCTTTTTTTTGCAATCTTTGTGCATGGCATCCGCAGACACCATCATCCTCGACCTCTATCGCACGGGCGAAATCCGAAAGGCTTGCCTCACCATCACAGGAGGCGACCCGCTTTGGAGGGACTTGGAGCAGGAGTGCGTGCTGATTCTGCTGGAGAAAGACCCCGCCAAAATCCTGCAAATCCAGTCGCAGGGGTATTTCAAGTTTTATGTGGTGCGCTTGCTGCTGAACCTCTACCGAGGCAAGAACAACCAATTCGCCCAAAAGTACCGCCACCACGACTTGCTGGAAGAACTGGACCCCGATTCCCCTATTCCCCAAGCGGAGTACGATTCCCTCATGGACGACCTGTGGGCCATTGCCGAAGCCGAGATGGACACTTGGGCCAAGGACGGGGCGTTTCCCTATGACAAGGAGTTACTGCGCCTGCACCTTCGGACGGGAACATGAAAAAACTATCCCGTGACACAGGCATCCCGTACCGCTCAATAATCTATTCCATCGACCAAGCCAAGGCCAAAATCAAGGCCGCAATCCAAAACCATGGACACGCTGATATTTCCCCTGCTGATTAGTTCGCTGACCGCCCTTGCTATTGCGGAGTACCGTGTCCTTCCCCAATGGTGGTACACGACTTGGCTGGGAAGGCACAAGCCGTTCTCCTGCGTCACCTGCCTGACCTTTTGGGTGGCGGTGGCCCTGACCCTGCCCACCTGCGGTTGGGTTCTCGCTCCCGTTTACGGCCTTGCCTCGGCGGGGTTAACCGTTGTCATCCTCCAAGCCACGAACCGATGACCCAAGACGAGTACCTGCTGGCCACCAAGCACCGCCACTATTGGGAGCAATATCAGGCCGCCCTGTTCATGCGGTTAAGCCCCGAAGCGGTCCACGACTTGCAGACCATCCTCGTCGCCCACGGCAGACCCAACACGAATTGGTGGTGCGCTGACTGCGTAAAATCGGCGCTCTCCTACATTTACCAAGAGGCGGACCAATTCGCCCAAGACAACCAGCACACCTTTACCCATGCCCTCAACCAAAGCCCCCAGCAATGAGGAACAAGTCCAAGCCCGCATGGATTCGCTCATGATGGTCATTACGACCCTCTGCGACTGCATTGGTGCGGTGGAGGAATCCAACTCCCCGAACGCCTTTGCGGTGAAGATGAAAATCGTGGACAAGATTGACGAATTGATTGATAAAATAGAATACTGATGCACCCAACGAGGATATTCAAGACCCCCGAAGACCTTGGGAAAGCATGGGCCGCCTTCAAGGAGGATGTGAAGGTCCAAGGCGAACAATGGAAGCGGGTGCAGTATGTCGGGAAGGATGGGCTAAAGAAGGAAGACCCCGCAAAAGTGCCGCTGACCTTGGAAGGGTTCAAGCGGTTTTGTCGCAATAATTACGGCGAGGTTCAGCACTATTTTGAGAACAAAGAGGGTTACTACGAGGAGTTCGGTGGTATCTGCCGTGCGATTCGGGAAGAAATCCGAGAGGACCAAATCATTGGTGGCCTGCTCTCGTTCTACAACCCCTCCATCACCCAACGGTTGAACGGTCTTGTAGAAAAGCAGGAAACGAGTATCACGATTGAGCAACCCCTCTTCGGGGATGGACTTTAAGTACACCACCGCTATCAAGAAGATTCGGGCGATGACCGCTCGGAAGAAAGTCATCCAAGGTGGCACGTCTGCGAGCAAGACCTTCGGCATCCTTGCCGTGCTGATAGACCACGCCGCTCGCCATCCGAAATCGGAAATATCCGTAGTGTCCGAATCCGTCCCTCACTTGCGACGGGGAGCGATCAAGGACTTTGCCAAGATTATGCAATGGACCCATCGTTGGGTTCCCGACCGCTGGAACAAGACCCTGCTCCAGTACAACTTCGCCAACGGGTCCACGATTGAGTTTTTCTCGGCGGATTCCGAGGCACGGCTCCGTGGGGCAAGGAGGCAGGTACTTTACATCAACGAAGCGAACAACATCGACTTCGATTCGTACTACCAGTTGGCGATTCGTACCAGCCAAGAAATCTACATCGACTTCAACCCCACCCACGAGTTTTGGGCGCACACGGAAGTCCTCCCCGAAGCGGATGCGGAGTTCCTTATCCTTACCTATCAGGACAACGAGGCCCTGCCTGATACGATTCGAAACGATATTGAACTAAACCGAGCCAAAGCCGAAACCTCCGCCTATTGGGCGAAACTGGTGGAAGGTGTACGGTCTTGGTCAAGTCGGGACGCTCCAAGGTGCGATATACGAGGACTTCGAGGTGGTGGAGGGTATAGACCCATCCACGATGAAATTCGTTGCCTACGGGCTTGATTGGGGCTTCAGCAACGACCCCACGGCATTGGTGGCCGTGTACCGCAGGGGGGATGACCTTTTCGTGCATGAACTGCTGTACAACCGTGGCCTCACCAACTCCGATATTGCCGCCAAGTTGAAAGAGTTCGGCATAACCCGTGCTTGGGAGATTGTGGCTGATTCGGCAGAGCCAAAGAGCATCGAGGAAATCTATCGCATGGGCTTCAACATCAAGCCTGCAAGCAAAGGGCCCGATAGCGTCAGGCAGGGGATTGACATCGTCAAGCGGTTCAACCTTCACATCACCAAGGATTCGGTCAACTTGATTAAGGAACTCCGCAGTTACACTTGGGCGACCGACAAGGAGGGCAAGAACACGGGGGTTCCGATTGATTCCTTCAACCACGCCTGCGATGCCATGCGGTATGTGGCCTTGAATAAACTTGCCGTGAGCAACTCGGGAAGGTATTTGGTGGTGTAACTTTGCGTAATTAAACCCCCACAAAATGAGCAACTTTTTTACAAGATTGATTGATGAATCCACAGAGTTAGAAGACAAAATTGAAAAGTTAAGGTCTTTTACGCTTACCCAACAATTTGACGATTTAAACGAAGAAAACAGGGCGTTGTTGATTTTGCAGGGCGAAATCATGAACAGTTACTTTACCTGCCTACAAGAACGGATTCGGTTAAATATGCCTGTTGACGAGGCATGAACCTCGAACAAATCCTTGACCTGCTTATTTCAATCGGCAAGGTCGCTGCGTCCGTATTCCTGATTCTCACCCTCCTAACCCTGCTGCTCCAATGAAACTCATCCACTACTACCACATCTATTGCGGCGGCGGCGGGCAATGGCAACTCATCATGCACCAACACATGATGGCCCTTTGCAATTACGGGCTGATAGAACAGTTGGACGAGATTCGTGTCGGCATCGTCGGCCCTCCCGACCAGCGGAAGGTGGTCAAGGAGATACTGGACAACTCGCTCGTGGCGGCAAAGGTCAAGGTCGTGGTCACCCGCACAAACGCTTGGGAGCAAGCAACGCTGACCGAGATGTACAAGGCGAGCCAAACCGAGGATGCGGCGTACCTGTACGCCCACACCAAGGGCAGTTCGGACCCCAGCCTGATAAACCAACTTTGGTGCAGGTCCATGATATTCTTTAACATCGTCGCATGGGAGCGGGCCATTGCAGAACTCGCCAATGTGGACTGCGTTGGAGCCTACTGGCTGACCAAGGAAGAGTTTCCCCAAATTGCGGACCACAACAACCCCGACGGTTATCCCTATTTTGCGGGGACCTTTTGGTGGGCCAAGTCAAGCCACATTCGGGAACTCGGCGAACCCGTAAGGGAGCATCGCTGGCAGGCAGAGCATTGGATTGGGAAGCGTGAAGGCATGACCGTCTATAACTCCTGCAAGGGATGGCCAGGTCCCGATAAGTTCGTCATCACATTTTAGCCATGGCCAAAATCCCTGTCATCATCACCAACTTCAACCTCTACACTTGGCCGAAGGCGATGGTCAAGAAACTGATGCGGATGCCTGGGGTTGGACCCATCCTAATCGTGGACAACGATTCTACCTACGGCCCCACGCTGGAATGGTACGAGCAGTTGAAACTGGAAGCCAACGAGGTCGCAGTCATCCGCACGGGTGGCAACTTTGGCCACCTCGTAGCATGGCAGGCGCAAATCCCGCAACAGTTGTTTGACATGGGCTACCCCGACTACATCGTCACGGACCCCGACCTTGACCTTTCGGCCTTACCCGATGACACGCTCCTGCGTATGCGGGAACTTTGGTATGACCTGCCCGAAAAATCTTATATGTACGAGCAGGAGGAAGGTGACCCGTTTAACGGGGTCAAGTTCTCGGTCAAGGATAAAATCGGCCTTGGCGTTCGGACGGACGATGTGCCTGCCGACGCTTTGTTCTTCCAACAGGCCGAACTGCGCTACAAGAACCAACCGTACTTTCACAACTTGCAACTTGCACCCGTTGACACAACCTTTGCCTTCTACCATCATGAACGCTATCAGCGGGTGGTCATTGGAGGGGCAAGGATGGTCGCACCTTATGAGTGCAGGCATCTTCCCTACTACCTGACCGCCGATGACTTGAATGCGGACTGGGAGTTCAGGCAGTACCTTGACAAAGCCAACCACGCCAGCACCGCCAAGAAGATTGCGGACGGCCTTAAAATCTTTTGACCATGCAACGATACTGCAACGCCATCAAAACCGCAGGAATAGTTCCAACAACCGTGCTAGAAATCGGGTCACGGGATGGACATGATGCGAAGGCGATTGCAGACCATTTCGGTTCAAGTTTCGTTTGGGTCTGCGAACCAAACCCAAGCCAAGCGGATTACATAGCCCAAGCCTACCCCAACTTCAACCTAGTCCGCAAAGCCATCTATAAGCATTCGGGCAAGTTGGAGTTCATCCAAATGCAGGGTAGTCCTAACGAGGTAGGGACTTCGTCGCTCCTTGACCGTTCATACGACAACCTTTACGCCAACGCCAACAGGATTGAGGTAGAGGCTATCACGGGCCAAGAACTGCTTGCCATGATTGAAGGCCCGATTGGGGCTTGCAAAGTTGATGTAGAAGGGGCAACTCTTGAAGTCCTGCAAAGCATGGGCGATTCCATCCATCGAGTGCAAACCTTCCACCTTGAATGCGAACACGAAGAAGTATGGGTCGGTCAGGCACTCTACAACCAGGTCGCAGCGTTTATGATTGCGAAAGGGTATGAGCAGGTGGACTTTGACTTTGTGATGCCTGGACTGCAGAGCGATTCTATTTGGATTAAAACCGCCAACCTATGAAACTCCAAGACCTCACCATCGACCAGTTCCAACGCATCGCTGCGCTGGAGTTCAGCCCCGTCCTCACGGACTACGACAAGCGTGCAGGGGTCGTTGCAATCGTTGAGGGGGTGGATGTATCACTCGTCCGAGAAATGCCCGCCAAAGGGCTTACTAAGCGTTACAAGACCATCATAGCCGAGTGGAACGAACTACCGACCTTGGCGTATCGCAGGCGGTTCAAAGCGGGCGGCAAGTGGTGGATTCCGACGGTGTTCACCGATGAGTTGACCGCTGGCCAACTGATTGACCTGATGGACACCGACACGACGGACGAGAAGAAACTCGTCCAAAACCTGCATCGCATCATGGCTACGCTATGCAGGGAGGCGGCTTCCTCGGTTACTTCCCGAAGAAATACGACGGGGCCAGTCACCAAGAGCGGGCCGAACTACTCAAAGCCCACGCCAAGATTGGCGATGTTTGGGGGTGGTCTAGTTTTTTTTGCTAAGTTCCGAAAGTTACTTGAAAGTTTTGAGCGACTATTCCAAGCACCTGACGAAGGGGATGCAGGGCCAGTAACCAATCCCCTTGCTGGCTACGGTTGGCTGATGGTGGTGTGGAGGATGGCTAACAAGGATGTGCTGAAGTTTGATGCCATCTTTGCGATGAAGGCGGTGGAGTTCCTGAACTATGCACTACTCATCCACGACATCTTGGAAGCCGAAAGGCAAGAGGCGGAGCGGATGCGGCGCAGGTAGGACACTATTTCGGTGGCTGGACATTTACCAGCATGGAGTTTGATGTATTTGTCGGAGGGTCAGGCAAGAAACTGACCGACTTGCAGAAGGAGGCCTTGGCTCGACTTCCGGTGTGAGCCTTGCAGATGGAGCGATTGAGAACAAGTCCTATGCCTTGGTCACCAAGTGGCTGGAGGGTGTGGTTAGGCTCGCCAAGCAGAACCTCGCCAACGCCAACGCCATTGCCAGCAACTCCCTTGCCCAAAGCATAACCGTTGAACCCATCACCCTGACCGATTCCTCCTTTGTCGTGGCTATCAAGGCCAATGATTACTGGAAGTTCGTGGACCTCGGTGTCAAGGGAACGCAGAAGAGCAACCGTGCGCCAAATAGCCCGTTTCGATTCAAGGGCAACCCGATCCCGATTCGACCGATCCAAGAGTGGATTGCGTTCAAGGGAATTCCGTTGCAGGGCAGGGATAAGCAGGCCGCCAACCGTTCCTTCGCCATCAACATCGCCCGCAAAATCAGCAGGGAAGGTCTTCGGGCCACCAACTTCATGAGCAACGCAGCCACCAAGGAAATGGTGGATGTGCTAACCGTAAACATCGCCGAAGTCCTCGGCAAGTCCATCAGCGTCGCAACCGTCCGTTAACCCATGTCCATATCCGTACTATCAGGGTCGCCCCTCGTAGCGACCCCCGTTTACAACAAGATGCTCTACAAGGTCAGCGGCTCGCTGATTGCCCAGCCCAATTACAGGTATGTCTGCGATGTGAAGAACCCCGCAGGCACGACGCTGGCACGGCTAAAGTGCGACAAACTGCCGACGACCAACTTCGGATTCTTCGATGTGCAGAAGGTGGTGGAAACCTTGATAGCCCCGACGGCCCCATCGCCGACGCAGACGGGATTCGTGGAGCATTCGGGGTTCTATTCGGGGTATCGGCTGGACTTTACCCAAGAGTACGGGAACACCCCCGCAGTAACGGGAGCGACCACAACGGTCAGCGGGGTTATGGCCTTTGCAGGAAACTTGGAGCAGTTGGAACTTGCTGACTGGAGCCTAAGCCCGTACTTTCGAGTTGGCCTTAATTTTGCGATTTCACGACCGCTGACAACTCAAAAGAATTTTACGGTCTACAAGGGAGGCCGCAACTTCCTTGCTATCAACGCAACAAGATATACGGCCTTATCGGGATTTGACAACTGGCTCGTATCGGCACGGGTAAACTACAAATCCGTCGACTACGACTTTGCAGTTACGCCGAGCCTATCGGGAATTACGGACTACAACATTCAGCGTTTTGCTTGTGGCCCTGCGAATTTGTTGGGCAGCATCCCCGCATTGAGCGGAGCGGTAGAGGGCGATTCCTACACGGTGCAGTTTTTCAGCGACGCAATCGGGGGGCTAAATTTAACCACCTTCACCTTCGGCCCCTGCCAGCGGTTTGATTCCATCCCCGTACACTTCGTCAACAAGTACGGCGGGATTGATTCGTACACCTTCACGATGAAGAACCGCAAGCGGGCCAACATCCAGCGGGAGGTGTTCGGGTATAACTCCGATGTGTACGCAACCACGACCTACAACAAGGTTTGGGCGGGGTCGTTTGACTTCGTGTATGCCTTGAATAGCGATTGGCTCACGGATGCAGAATCCGAGTGGTTGATTGAGATGGTTCGGAGCGGGTATGTGTGGCTCGAACTCGGTGGAACCCTTGTGGAAGCGGTGGTCAATGCCAACCAGTATCAATTTGTAACCAGACGCAATGACCGCCTGACGCAGTTGCAGTTGGAAATCGCCGTAGCCTACGACAACAATATCCTATGAGCGTAACCCTCATAGCCTACCCGACCGCCGACTTCATCAACGACTTGGCGGCGTGGAACAACTTCAACACCCGTGCCGATGCGGATGGAGCGGACACCAAGGAGGAAGCCTGCTTTGATTGCTTGTATTCCCGCTTTGCACCCCTGAACGGGATGCCCGAACTCGCTTATGTCCTGGACACGATGGGCGGGACGGATATTGCGGTAACTTATTCCATCGGCGACATTGAGGATGTGACCAAGCAACGGGGGTCGTTCAGCAAAACGATAACCCTGCCCAACACCCCGACGAATCGGGCCTGCTTTGCGTACGCCTACAACATCCAATCCTTCGTGGGTGGATTCCAACCGAACAAGCGCATCCGTGCCGCTATGTGGGAGGATGGGGTGCAGGTCTTCAGCGGAGTATTGCAGTTGCTCTCTATGAGCAAAACCAAGGGAACGGTCACCTATGAGGTGGGGTTGTTTACGGACAATGTGTCCCTATTCAAAGCGATAGAAGGCAATATGCTCGTCAACACGGCGGGCGTTACAGGAATGAACCACACGCCTACCAGCGGCCATGTGAGCGGCACTTGGACGGCATCGGGTGCGTTGAGCAGTGGGTATGTTTACGGGGTGGTGGATGCGGCGGGGTTTAGCGACTTGACCCAAGGTAACCTGGTTGCAGGGTGGTGGCAGTTGGGGCCAAGCCTTTATGTCAAGAAGATGGTGGACCTCATCTTCGCCCAAGCGGGATTCAGGTACTCGTCCAACTTCTTCAACTCGTCGCTGTTCAACAAACTGGTTATCCCCTACGCAGCGGGGACCATGCCTGTCAACCTATCTGGGTCCAATATCTTTGCCCAAAGCACAGGAAACACGGCAAATTTCATCAAGGGCGCAAACCAAACGCTCGCATTCCCCAAAGACACGCCTGCGCCGTTCTACGATAATCCTGGCTACTGGGTCGCCTCGTCCAGCACCTTCGTTGCTCCAGCACTCCCATCCCGTTGGAATGTTGATGTGACCTTGAATGTCAGCGGTTCAATTTCGTTTAGCGGGAGTATTCGTTGCAATATGTCCATCCGAAACATCACTGATTCAACGGACATCTCGGTAATCAGCAACATTACCGCAAGAACTCAAAACCAGTTTACGGTCCGCTTTGAAAACATAACCATCCCGCAGACATTACGCCAATGTGGGGTTTGTCATTACCGCTGATACCGTTGTTGCACCCAAAACTTTAAGCGTCCTTTCGGGGGCAACGGTTCAATGGACTTGTCTTGAAAACCCCGTTGGTATCGGCGTTCTGGATATGCGGACGGCCCTGCCTGCCGATGTCAAGCAGAGCGACCTCTTGCAAGACCTGCAAAAGTATGTTCAACCTCCAGTTCATGCCTGACCCGCAAGACCCCAAACTAGCTCTACATCGAGCCGTGGAAGGACTTCTATTCTTCGGGTTCGGTGGTGGATTGGTCGCAGAAATCCGATGAGAACGCAGAGCAGAACCTGACCAACGGCGACCCCAACGCCTACACCAACATCGTGTTTAAGTACAAGGACATGGGGGATTACCTGTCCAAAACCTATAAGCAGTCCTATCCGCTTGCAAGGGAAGGCTACGGAGGCCGAATCTTCAACACGGGGAATTTTTACGGCAAGGGGGATAAAGTGGTGGAAACCCTGTGCGGGACATTGATACCCGCATCGTTTGCCTCGGATAAGATTCTTGGGCGTACTTGGGATTTGGAAGGCACTCGGTTGAGTGGGAGCATCAAGCCCCTGCAAACGGGCTATCGCTTGGCGCAGTACAACCTCATTACAGGCCAATCGCCTTGGCTCTATTGGTTCGGTCTTGAAGAGGACGGGTTTGCTGCAACAACTCCGATAACCGCCCTCCCCTTCGTGTCCCACATTGACAACCCCTACGCTCCGAATGTGGACTTGACCTTCGGGCAGCCAAGGTTGGTCTATTACAACGCCGTGAACGCAAGTGGCAACCCATACGCCTACACCAACAACAACTTGTACAATACCTATTGGCTGAATTATATCAACGAAACGGTCAGTCAAGAAGCCTTGCAGTTGGAACTCACGATGCTGCTATCCTCGGTGGACATCTACCAACTGGATTTCCGCAAGCCGATATACTACGGCGGTATTCGTTGGCGACTGCTGGAAATTCGGGACTATTTGGTAGGGCAGATGAAGCCTTGCCGTGTAACCCTGCGCCGCATCCTCAACCTGACCGAATTTGTCGCTACCACAACCACGCCGATTGCAAACGACCCATCGGCACTATTCAACGGCCCGATTGACCCCGACCCTGTGGACCCAGGGTACGAACCCCTCCCCGTAAACCCGAACTACCCTCCGAAGGATAACCATGGCAGATGTAACTAAAGAAATCGTCCTCGAAGTAGGGCTAAAAGATTCAACCGCCGCTGGAACAACCAGCGCAAAGACCCGCCTGCGGGAATTGCAGAAAACCCTTGCGGACATGGCCCTTGCTGGCCAAGACGGGACGAAAGCGTTCCGTGAGATGGAAAAAGAGGCGGGCCGACTCAAAGACCAAATCGGGGACACCCAGCAGAGGATTAAGCAACTCGCCTCGGACACCCGCACCATTGACACCTTCGTAAGTGCGGTGCAGGGCATCACGGCGGGGTTCCAAATCGCACAGGGTGCGGCGGCACTATTCGGAGCGGAGGAAGAAGAACTCCAAAAGTCCTTGGTCAAGGTCCAAGCGGCCATGGCCCTCGCCAACGGGGTGCAACAGGTGGCTAACCTGCTGAACAAGGATAGTATCTTGATAACCCAAGGCCAAGCAGCGGCGCAGGCTCTCTACGCCGTGGCGGTGGGAACCAGCACGGGAGCGATGAAGGCGTTTCGCATTGCACTCCTTGCAACGGGTATCGGTGCGGCAGTTGCAGCGGTTGGTCTGCTTGTGGCGAAATGGGACGAACTCACCGCAGCGGTTCGGCGGTTCTTGAACTTGCCCGACCCCAAGCAACGGGCTGCGGAGCAGGCGATGGCCCTGCAACGGGAGGAAGCGCAGTTGGAGCAGTACCGCCAAGCCTACGACAAGCACACGGATTCTCTTATCGCTGCTGACAACAAACGCAAGGCCCAACAGGAGCAACGCCGCAAGGACGAAGAAGCGGCCACCAAGCAACGCCTGCTGAAACTCCAAGAGGAAAACAACGCCATTATCAAGTTCGTGGAGGACTTGAACTTGACCCTCTACGAGATGGAACTGGACCGCATCAACAAGCAGGACCAACTCCAAGAGGACCAAATGCTCCGCAATAGGGATGCCTACTTGCGGAACATTCGGATGCGCAACGATGCCGAAGCGAAGTCAGCAGCGGGGCAAGCGCAACGGGAAGCGGACCTTGCATCCCTTCGTGAGAAGTATGTCGGGCAGTCCTTCGCTGTCATCGGGGATATCATCCAAGCAAGTGCAGGCAAGAGCGAAGAAGCCCAACGGCGAGCCTTCAATGTGTCTAAAGCCGCAAGCATCGCCCAAGCCATTGTCAGCACTTACCTTGCCGTGAACTCGGCCTTGGCTATCAAGCCCACGGAAACGGTATTCCCAGGTCAGCGTTTTGTGGAGGCAGGTCTTGCCCTTGCCGCTGGTCTTGCGAATGTGGCCAAGATTAAAGCAACGCAATTCCAAGGGGGTGGAGGAAGCGCACCGGGTGGAAGCGTTATGGGTGGAGCATCGGGCGCAAGCATGACCCCTCCGCCCATCTTCGCTAATCCCCAAACGACCAACCTCGGAACGGGCGACCTGTCATCGGGTCAGGGTCAGCAGAACCAACCCATGCGAGCCTATGTTGTGGAGCGGGACATCCAGCAGACCCACGAGCAGGGTACGGCGGTTGTCCGAATTTGCAACATTGGGCTAACCCCTACGATCTACCACCATGGAACTACCCGTATATCGGATGACCGTGGACGAAGTGGACGAAGGCGTGCAATTCGTGGCCCTCCGGTTGATATGCCCGCTATTGAGAAGCCCTTCCAAGCCTTTGCCAAGACCCCGCAAAGATTTGCCGAAACGGGGGAACGCCGAGTGCTGACTGGCCCGCTCATGCTGGCCGATACTCCCATCTACCGCAAGGACGACACCTACGGGGAGTACTATGTCGTGTTTGACAAAGCCACCATCCGTAAGATTGTCCAGAAGTACTTCAAGCAAGGGAACCAGCACAATGTGAACGCCTATCACAACGCCGAACTGGATGGGGTGTTCATGTTTGAATCCTACATCACCGACACCGAGCGTGGCGTACTTGCACCCAAGGGCTACGAGGACACCCCCGACGGCTCTTGGTTCGGGTCGTTCAAAGTGGAGAACGATGAGGTGTGGGAGAATCGTCACGCCTTCAAGGGTTTCTCCGTGGAGGGCTTGTTCGGCATGAAAAATACAGGAACCGAACTGGAGGTCGCACTTGCGGGCCTCGCAGACGATTTGACTAACTTTTTGCAACATATCCAACCAAACTACAAATCCCTTTAATCTATGAACCTGAAAGACGCTATCGAAACCTTTCGCACCGAGTTGCGGAAGTTCACAACCCAAAAGCAATCCTTCGCCGACTACAAGTTGGTGGATGGAACCGTTGTCCGAGTGGACGGAGACCTCGTTGCAGGAACCGCCGTGTATGTAATAACCGAGGACGAAACCCTTCCCGCCCCCGACGGCGAACATCAAGTGGAAGGCGTTGGTGTAGTCAAGACCGAAGGTGGCAAAATCACCGAAGTCGTTGTCGCCGAAGCCCCTGCTCCTGCCGAGGAAGTTGCCGTTGCTGCCGAGATAACCCCCGAAGTTGCAGGTGAAGTGGTGAGTGAAATCGCCGAAGGCTACCCAATGGTGGACCCTGCGATGGTTGAAGAAATCGTCAAGAAGCACCTGGTCAGCATCATGGAGGAACTCAAAGCCGCATACACCGAAATGGGCAAGATGAAGGATAAGATGGCCGCATTTGCGAGCCAAATGGAAACCATGACCGACATCGTTGAAAAGGTCGCCGAACTCCCATCGGAAGCCCCCAAGCCAACCGCATCCGCTATCGTGGAGCAACGGAAGGCATCTGCCCAGCAAAACTTCAACAACCTCGCCCAAGC